GCCAAATCTGCAACCGCTTCCGTAATATCTTCCGTAACACTAGATAAATCATAATAATTATAAGTTACGTTTGTTGCCGGGGTCTGTTCTATTGTCGTAAGTGTTCTAGCTGTTGCATTCGTCCAGATATTAGTAAGTCCTAAAGGTGCATCAGATAGATAGAAGTGAATTGTTCCACTCTCAAACAAATAAATATCATTTGCACTAAGCCAAGTCAGAATCGAACCATTTGTATAACCACCAAGATAATCAATCTGAATAGGATCAGTAAAGGATTCCCAGATTGTACTTGACTGCACAAGATAATCAAGTACATAAGTAGTTGTTGAATTTGTTACAACATAAGCATCATCAAAGTATTGTGCTGTGCCAGTGTTGTAGATGTTTGTCCGATCTGTATAGGCAACATTATTTGTTGTTGACAAGTCTGCAATAGCACTATCAGTATAATTAGTCCCGGCACTCGCAGAACTCTCAACCTGCGCCTCAAAATTTGTCTCTAAGGTGTCAATTAATCCAGTGAGAACATTAGTCGCCCCATCCACATAAATAATCGTAGCCAAATCATTCGTGATTGAAATTGTCGCGATCTGTTCATAAGTCGTATTTGTTATTGATAAAAAGTTAGTAGAAATTGAACCAGATTGACTTAGAATCGTAGCTGTATCATTTGAAAGAATTGACGCAACTAATCCATTTGTTTCAAAAGTTGTAACCCCATAAATTATACCGTTTAAAGTTGGCAGAATTTCATTTGTAAATGTATTTTTTCCGTTTAAAACAAAATCAATTTCATTTGTTGTCGAATCAGTTTCGACCCATTTTTGATATATGCTACCAAATACCCATACACTAGAACCATTCGTTGAAATTGTATAATTATTTGAATTGATCGTGCTTGTTGAAAAGCTGTAAGCATTTGTTGAATTATAGTAATTTGTTCCATTATGAGAAATACTAAAGTAATTTGTGTCACCAGTATTGTCTTCTATCAACTGTCTCCATGATGTTGTGTTTGTAGTTCCTGCAATTGTGATTGCGCCGAAATTGGTCACTACGCTTGTATTAGTTGTTACCGTGACTGATCTTGCGGTCATGATGTAGTTTGTTAAACCAAATCTTTGAATGCTGTCCCAATCGTAAGTATTATTACCATCAATTGTGACATATCCAGTTGTGCCTGTTGTACATATTCCATTACCACTCAAAAAATTAGAAGGGTAAAATTTTTGTACATTATCATCATCAATAATTAAATACGTATATTGACAAAATGCGATTGAAGCAATCAGTATTAATAGTATTGTAAATAATTTCTTCATTTTTATATCTCCTCTGATTTTAAAACTGTAAAAGTTCCGTGTTTTTCAATCCACAATTTAGCAAATCCATCTGTATTTGTAATCGGCATTATTAGAAATTCTCCTTCTATTCTGTGATCTGTTTCCTGTACTTGTCCAACTGCATCAAATGTCATTAAGGCATCTTCTGTAAATACTGCCAGCTTTTCCATATATCCAGCAAGTAATGCATCAACTTCTATGCTTGTATAATAACCGCTTGGATCAGCAGGCGAAGGAATTGCCCCAGTATAATCCTGAATATTCAAACAAATAAAATCAAATGCAATTGAATAAATTATATCAGCTGAAACATTTCTAATTAATAATTCAAATCTGCAGGTCGAAATTGCAGAAGTTCCCTCAATTTCAGAAAAATATCTCAATGACTTTCCATCAATTGCAACTGTTATCAATCCGGTATCTTTGTTTGTCATATCAACTGATGTGGCTCGTGCTAAAGGTACTTCCTGAATTTTTGCAGTATCACTTGTCAAATATGTATAAGTTAAAGTTTTTGAAACTGTAAATGTATAAATACTTTCAACAACTGTATAAGCTGTATAATCAACTGTTTCTGATTCTCCCGCTGTATTGATAATGATAATTGATCCTATTGAATTCACATACCCCGTCCCCGTATAAGTAACAGAAATCTCCGTTATTGCACCAGTCAAACCACTATTCAAAATCGAACTCAAAAACCAGTTCCAGTTATTATCTATAGTCGCCGTCCCTGAAATTATTATCCCAGTAAAACCAGTATATTTATTTGTCAGGTCAGCAGAATTTAAAATCTGAATAGGAATAGAAATTTCTTCATCAGTACGAAGATAAGGCAATGAATTATTTCCAAGAGGATTCAAAGAATCATCAAATATCGCTGTTGTCGTATTTACATAATTTACGTTATATACTCTCATAATTTATTAAATCCTTTCATTGTGTAATAAGCTATCAGTTTTTTGTTAATTTGTCAAGTTATTTCTTTGGTTAATATATCAACTATCATTTTATTTATTTTTTCCCAATTAGGCATAATCAAATCGGTCTGCCACATTATCCTTGAAGTCCTTATCTCATCGTGCAATTCTTCCCAGTCTTGTGCTTCGTCTTCGGCTTGATATAGTTCGCCTACCGCTCTTGTCATATACTTATAATCATCTCGCATTTCTGTAATCAAGACCTCATCACCTCCAATGTGCTTCTGAACGCAATGAATACAAGATGGTCTTGTATTATCTTTTTTCTTTTTATGCCCACAACCTTTACAATTATTCATATTCAACCTCTGGAGGAATATTTCGAGAAAAACCAATGCCAAACATATCCCATTCGAAGTCTGAAACAATCTCGTAAAGCAGATACGGAGTTGATTCTGCTTCTGCTATCCATTCTGTTATAAACTCTAAATTTATAATATGATTGCCGGCATTAAGAACTAAAACCCACGGATCTGCATTAGCTTCGTTTTCCCAGTGAATGTCAGTTGACAAGTCCGTACAAGTGTAATGAGTGTAGGTTGTATCAGGTACGCTAATCAATCTTTTAGACGATCTGTCACCATCGGAATTTACCGTAACGAGAGGCAATACATTCCAAAAGTTATCACCACGCCCTAAAATAAGTTGATTCTCTAGATTTACTCCAAGGTTACTATCATTATAATATGAGCTAGGTGTTATTGTTATTGTTAATGGTTTGATTAAAAACATTTTAATATTTATACTTCCCTCTTCGTACATATCTTGGCCTTGAATGTCCGGTTGATGTGTTCCGCCGCAAAAAGGAGATCCCTCATAATTCAATTTTGTCACTAAATTTCTTGCTGTCTTTGTGAATTCAAAAGGTGTACCACAAAAAAGAATTGGATCGTTGTAAGAAAACTCTCCACCTTCTCTATTACATGCATAAAATCCCTCTTGTGTGAAGTTATAGGAGATCCACTCGCAGCAACATTCATCGCCAAGCATTATATCGTTAGTATCAGGTTTAAACAGTACTTTATTTGTTTCACTTAAAAATAATTTCATGATTAATAATCCTCTACCTCTACGCATAACCCCAAAACAAAACCATGAATCGCCCCATGATGTTCTTGATATGTTTCCCCGTCTATTATTCTGCCAATTAGTATTTTACAAAATCCGTCTTCATATTCAGGATATGTGTCTGATGTATATATCGTCGGAATGTTAAAACCACCATCTTCAGGAGGAGGATCATCACCATTACCACCTTGAAGCCAAATATATTGATCTGGTGATCCATTATACTTTGGAATCTGAAACGTTTGATTATTGATAGTAGCATATCCACAATAAACAGATTCTAAGTTAGCACCATCAACTATGCTATAAGTTGCATCTCCACTATCATCAACTTTTTTCAGTAATTTAAAATATCCATTGTATTTAAACTGCGAACTAGAAATATAAGGTTTTTTTCTGTCAGGATATTTCCTACTAATATTTGCAGGTAAATAATGTGCTTTTCTGATTGCTGCCTTTGTCGGCTCGTTTGATTTTAATACTTTAGTTGTCATATTGTTTCTGGGAAATTTAAAGCTCCCCAGTCTTTTGCAAATCTAGCCGGAAATGAATAATAATAACTATCATCTATTGTAGCTGATTTTTGCGCAGGTGCGCCTGATGAATTAACATAGACCATTGATCCAATATCAAGACTTCTGTCAGTCTGATCAAAATTCCCATATACAGAATCTTGAAGTTGTATATTTGCAATACCAGTACCAGACTTCATCGTAAAACCTCTCAACGCAATTAATTTGTCGTATTCTTTTCGCAAGTCCTCAATTTCAACAGTTACAACATAATAATCAACACTATTACCAGATGCCATTACTGTACTTTCAAATGTTGCAGACAGACTTTGTAAAACTAGAAATTTCGCTTCAAAAGGATTACCAAGAAGTGAAATTCCCACTTGATTTATTGTACCCTCATATTTTTTTTTCCATGAATAATCAAATATTCTTATATTATATGAAAATCTTATTATGCCATGGTTTACATCTTCTTGAATTATTATAGGTTCTTTTGTAGCAGGATGTGCAACAGGTTTGGTTGGTTTAAATTGTTCGTCATCTTCTTCATAAGCTTTTTCCTGTGATTCAACAATTGTTTTGCTGTCAAATGAAATATTATAAGGTGGTAAATTCCATGGATAAGTTTCTCCGGTAGGATCATCCGTATTTGATTCTTTTTTATATGCCACCTCAACGCTATAAGAACCATCCGCCGCACCTTCGACCCCATCTTGAAAAGTCGGATCCCTAATAGTTACAACTTTATAATCACTATGTCGAGGATGAGGATCACCAGGTTTAGGTAAACTTCCATCTGAACTTATCATATCCGGAAAATCACCAGGTTCAAGTAAATATAAAAATTTTCTTGTATAAATATAAATATCGTTGCTATAACTAAAAGACCCGCCTTGCTCTCCTGCATATGTTACTGACATTATATAGCCTCCTCAATTTCTATAGTTGTTGATGTAGTGGTATTATTATTATGTTTGATTAAATCATTTGTTGTTTTAGTATTCTTGACAACCTTTTCACTCTGTTTGAGTTGTTCTTTCTGAACTTCAAAGTTCCTTTCATCAAGTCTGGTCTGTGCTTTAAGCTGTGCATCTTCAACACTCCCCTTTTTTACTGCTCTTTCAACTTGTTTCGTTCCTCCTGTGCCTTTATCTTTATCTTTATCTTTGTCTGTAAGATTAAATATTTGATCATTAACCTCAATCAAATCTTTTTCAGCGTTCAACCTTCCAATAATTCCACCAGTTTGTGTCTTTTGAATTAAAAGTAATCTCTGTTTTTCAAGTGCAATTAATTTCTCTTCATCTGACATTCTGTCATAAGCAATTTTTTTTCTTCTGTCTGCAATCTGATCCTCTAATTTTTTCTTCATGCCTGCTGTTTTCAAATCGGCTAAGTTTGATTTTGCTTCCGCTCTTTGATCAAATGTTTTATTTTTAATTTCTTCAAATGTTTGGTCTCTGAACGGACCAGGCTTTAATTCATTTTTTTTGCGAAGTTTAAGTATTTTCTCAAGATTTAGAATTTCTCTTTGAGCAACTTCATCTTCGACCTTTGAATAATCCTTTAGATACTGCATGTGTTCTATGATAGCATCATTGTTTTTGTTAATCCACTTTTCTTTAGTTGCGTACCACTCATTACCTTTTTGCAAAAGTGTTTGTCTATCTGATTCAAGTTCTGCAGCTTTCATTCTTTCCACTGCTCCAATATACCTTTCTGCAAATGCATCAATCTTGTCACCATTACCAGAAAGTTTCACGGCAAGTAATCCAATTCCAACCGCTGCGGCTGCAACTGCAAGAGTAATTCCAACAATAGCAGCGGATGCACCTACTGTTGCAAGTGTAAATCCACTTGTTGCTACGGTGGCTTTGGCTAGCATTGCTGCACGAGCCTTTATAACAATAATATCAAGGAGTGAAAATTTAGAACGTGCGGCAATTGCTTTGTAATTTGCTATTGTTCCAAGTGTATTTATTCCTGTTGATATTGAATTTTTTGCCATTGCTATAGTATGAAAAGTTAAAGCCTTTATTGCTCCTTTTATTCCAAGCATATTCATTGCTTTACTCGCAATACCAATAGTTACTCCCCACTTAAATACAGTCTTGATATTATTCTTTTGAGCTTGATTAAAACTATTGAATAGTTTCAGATTATCATTAACAGCATTCCCAAGGGTCATTATACTACCCTTCATATTCAATGCTGAATTTGTGCCATTAATAAGATTATTCTTTAAAGTTTTTAATCTACCTTCAAAACTTTTTAACTGATTGTCTGCAACTTCTTTTGTAGTGCCCCCAGCTAAATCAAGTTCTTTCTCAAACTTTCTGATATTCTTACTCATTCCAAGAAGTGGAGTAACTACCTGTTGTGTTCTTTTCTCAAATCCTAATAGTTCAAGTGCAGCAGATTTTTCTCTAACACTTAATCCACCTAAAGCACCTTCCAGGTCTTGAACAATATCCGCCATGTTCCGCATGTTACCGGAAGCATCAAATACATCTACCCCTAAAGATTTATAAGCTTCTGCGTTGTCTCTAGCTGCCGGTACTACCAAGCGAAGAAAACGCCCAAGCATTGCGCCAGCTTTAGCACCTTTGATACCCTGTTCTGCATAAGCTGCCAATACAGAAACACCTTCTTCTGTCTCAATATTTGCAGCTCTCATTGCTGCGGCGGCATCACTTGTTAAAGCTATTGCAAATTCTTCAACAGATGCGTTTGCAAGGGTGTTTGCTTTTACAAGATTATCCGTTACTCTTGTCATTCCACGTATATCTTGTGCAGAATTTTCACTAGCAAGACCCAAAGCCTTTTGGGCATCCGCTGCAAGCGTTGTAGCTGTTGATAAATCAAACATACCGGCTGTAGCAAATTCATTTACTGTTGAAAGTAATTTTTGAGATTGTTCAAGGGATTTACCTGCTGAGATTAAAAAGAAATATCCACGGGCTAAATCTGCAGCAGATGTCATTGATTGATTGGAAATTGTTTGAGCTGTCTTTTCAAGCTCTGCACGAATTGCAGGTGACACCTGTTTTGTGATTGCTAAGCTCTGATTCATTGCGGAATCAAAATCTATAAAGCTACGGGCGGCAGCACCAATGCCAACCGCAACCGCAGCCATACCAACATTTGAAAGAACTGACAAACGTTTCTGGAACTTCTTCATGTCTCCACGAGCCTGCCTCAGACCTTTTCTATATTGTTTTGTATCTGTCTTTAGGTAGACTGCCAATGTTCCAATATTAGTTGCCATTTACATCCTTTTGAAACTGTTCTTTTTCTCCAACAGTCATGTTTTTATATAATTTACCTTTATACTGTGCAACATTTGCCATAACAAGCGAAACAAGTAACTGACTGCCGGACATTAATTGTTCTTTATCCTTTTTCTCCTGTTCATCATCTTCAAATTTTATAAAACAGTCTTCAAAATTTAAATCTTTAAACTTTTCAAATGATAAAAGATAAATAATTCTTGCAAGATAATAATCTTGTTTTTCTACTTCTTTTAATTTCTCGTTTCTGTATTTCTGCCATCTGCAGAACTCCAAACGGCTCATACTATCCTGATTCTCTTCTACGCTTCCACCAATAGTTTCAGAGATATAATGCCAAGTCGTTTGACGTTCTGTGAGTTTTACAGGCTCACCACCCGAAGATGATGATGAACCCTTGATTAGTTTCCCTCTTTATTACCGTTATTTACATCACAAAACAGGTTAAACAATCTCATTATGTCAGCATTTTTAAAATCATCACTCCGAAGCTCGGCTGATGTAACGGCTGGTTTCATGTCTGATGGATTAATGAATATGCTCGCTAACATTTTAGCTGCTGCAACATTGTCACCGCTCCCAAATGTATTCATCGCTTCGGTATATTCAGCTTCCCCAAGTAATCTTACTAAAACAGGAATCTTTTCTTTTCCAATCTCAAATACAGCTTCCTGGTGACCGTGTTTTTTACTTGCGTCTATTAATCTCATAATAATACCCTTCTTTTATTTATTTATTTATGCTGGTGCTTCAACAATTGCAACTAATGCAATAGTTTCCGCCCCAGAACCATTTAGATTTGTCACAACAAAAGTATGATCAACATCAGAAGCCGCACGAGCTGCAACATCACTTGTTGAAGATCCACTAAACTCACAATACAACGTCAATGTCATTGTATCACCATCAAATGTTGGAATGGTTATAACTAAAGCTTCAGAATCAGCCGCAAAAGTTTGATTAGGTACATATCCACATCCTAAAGTAATATCTTCAATTTCTGAAAGTGTAGACAAAACTGAAGTTGTTACTGTTGCGTTTGATAATGTTGTTAAATCAATCTTCTCTTTTGTTCCTAGAACTGAAACTGCAATGGTTTTAACAGACGGTATTACCACCGCCTTAAATGTTACAGTTGCCCCACTTCCATCTGCTAATCTTTTATCCTCTACTGATTGAGCCATGATTTACTCCTCTATGTTACTGCCGGAGCTGTTTCAACTCCTGCATTTAGATTTGTTACTACAAAAGTATAATCAACATCACTTGCAGCCTTTGCAGCTACATCACTTGTTGATGCACCACCAAATTGACAATATAATGTTAATGTCAATGTTGAGCCACTATATGTTGGAACTGTAATAACTAATGCCGCTGATGTTGTTATAAATGTTGTATTCGGAACAAAACCTGAACCGATAACAACATCTTCAATCTCTGACAACTTTGATAAAACAGAAGTCGTTACCGCCGTATTTGAAAGAGTTGTCAAATCAATTTTTTCTTTTGATCCATGCATTGAAACCGCAATAGTTTTAATGCTTGGTACGGCAGTCCCGCTAAAAGTAGCTGTTGCACCACTACCATCTGCCAATCTGCTTGTATTTACTGTCTGTGCCATAATTTACTCCTCTACCGTTTCTGCATAAGCTCTTTTACGTATTTCATATTCAAGAGCATATTGCGTTATTATTGTTTCAGTTCCATCTGTCTCTTTTTCGTCTAAATCTGTAAAGCCTTTAAACGTTACGGAAAAAATCCAGTATGAACCCATTAAAAAATTGTTTTTTCTGTTTATTTTTTTTCTTATCAAGTCTTTTATACTATCACATTCTAAAACTCGATCACTGAACACTGATAATTGAATATAATCAGAATCAATTGTCTCATCATATTCAAGTACATCACTATCTGGATTTGAATTTATATATGACATTACAACAAAAGGAAACAATGTTCCTTGTGATGCAATTTTTGTGTATATCTTAGTCCCTACCGCTGTTGATATGTCTGTATCAGTCAATAAATATGTTCTTAAATCGCCCAAAAAACTCATATATTAAACCTCAATTGTTTTATTTCCTGTTTCCAAATTGTTTCAAAATTACTTAATATACTTGATCTGTGTTTATCCATTGCCGCCCTCATAAATGACCGCTGCGGAATAGTTGATGATCCAAATTCTAAAACCGCTCCATATTTCGCTGCAGGAGTTCCGTTTTCTCCAATTGCTCTTGAATCAATAAAAATCAAACCGTTACCAGTTCCAGTAACTCCACTTTTAATACTTTTCCTTAAAATTCCGCTTTTTACCGGCACAAGACTTTTTGCAGTTGCAGCAACCGGCTTCATTGCAATTTTCATCACTTTTTTATTGATTCTTCTATCTTCTTTGTCAATCAATCTATCAAAATTTTTTACAATTTTATTGACATTGTCAACTTTTGAAAATGTGAATCTCCCTAAACCGCTAATACTTCCTGACATAAGACCTCCCTTGTTCGATCATGCGTTATATCTTCTCCGGCAAATACTATATTAAAAGTTCTACTATTCCATGTAAATCTCATTTTTGGTGTAAGTCCGTCAATCCATCTTACTAAAATTTTATGAGTAATATTTGTGATATTCTTATCACTTGATAAATATTCTTTCCCGCTCAATGTTCTTATTGATCCCTTAACTGTTTTAGTTGTTGCCCATGTCTGAACAGGCTGACCTGCTGCATCAAATGTCTCTGTTGCAGATTGTAACGCAATTCTATGTCTTAATTTTCCGCTGTTCATTAATAAATATCCTTAATTTTCAGACTTGACCATAATGCTTTAGTTGTCGCATTATCCTGCAATTTTAATTCTGATTGACTTTCCCTATGTTCCCAGTTATCAGCAACTATCATTTTACATAATATCTTTGCTGCAGCCGGAACTAAATCAACTGTCGCCCCAAATCCAGCAACATGCGTTACTGTTACTTTTGATCCATCATAAGTACTAGGAAAATCATAATCATGTAAAATTCTAATTGATCCAGGCTGTGAAATTGTATCAACAACATAATAATCTGATGATAGTGTCTGCTCTTCATTGTTAGCATCAAAATATTTTATACTTGTAACACTTGAAAGTGGTGGTGCAAGAATTTCAAGATCATCATCATCAACAAATCCTTCATAAGTCTGCACGGCGATCCGATTGATAAACGATCTGTTCGTCATTATTTCGATTAATTCAGTTGCAGCCGCTATCATCTGCGTCAATAATGTATTTTCTGTTGTTGTCAAATCACTAGATGATGCATAATTTAAATACTCTGACATTTCAGCAATTGTTATAATTGCCGTTTCTGCCGCTGATGTTATTTTATAACCTGAAAATCTCATATATTATTCCTTAAAAACGAGCCTTGTACTGTCACCACCCAGTACAAGGCTCTGGAGGGTATTATCTCTATCTCGCACTAGCAAAAACCGGATACCCGCAATTGACTACTGAACCTAATGCAGTACCTGTGCCATGTGTTCCTGCTCCAACAATTACAGCCCTGACATATCTTCTGTCACCAATATATCCAAAGTCATAAGTTGATTCATCCTGCGAAGATGCACTAAGAACCAAAACAATTCCGGTGGCTGAAATAGTCGCACCAACAACATCCGCATCCACGCAATCCGCATAAGTTACATCATCATCACTATCCTGAATGATCAGAGTGAATTTATTAGTTCCACTCCATGTTATACCGGCATCACCAATAATGAAACTTACAGTAGCCGCTTCATGTCCTCTAAGATCAACTCCATCACCTGTCTGTGTTGCCACTGCAAGAACCGCAACAGTTCCAGATACGTATGTTTTAACCGTATTATATATTTCTTTATCCATTATCTGTCTCCGTTAGGGTTTAAAAGGGTGGACTAGCCACCCCTACAGGTTGACCTTATCTTACACTTGCAAGACTGGGAAGTCCACGACTCACAATGGTACCGATAACCGTACCGGTTGAATGAGTCCCGCCACCAACTACAATAGTTCTGATATATCTTGAACTTCCGATATATCCATAATCATATGTTGTTTCATCTGATGCAACCGCAATCAATGTGTTTACAATTCCACCTGATGCAATAGTTGCACCTACAATGTCTGCATCAACTACATCTGTAAATCCACTATCTGCTGAATCACTTTCCTGAATGCTCAGAGTGAATTTATGTGTTGAACTCCAAGCATCACCCGCATCACCAATAATAAAACTTACTGTTGCTGCTTCGCATCCTTGCAGGTCTACACCTGTTCCCGTCTGTGTTGCTGCTGCAAGTAATGCAACTGTTGCACACTTTACCGTCTCAACTTTATTATACATTTCTCTATCTGCCATGATCTGTCTCCATTTTATATTTTTAAAGGGTGGAAAATCCACCCGTAAAGTTTAATCTTATTTATGATGTTGATGTTTTCAAGAATTTCAACGCTTCAAAGTTTTCAACTCCGCCACCAGTTCGCTTGACCATATAGAATTTGACCTTGCCTTTTGTCGTGAGATTATCACGAAGCATTGTAATGCCAGACTTGTCAAGAATTGTATATGCCTGTTGCATATCACCAAATACAATTGGTAATGCTGCAGAAGATATTGCCGGCATATTATCATTTTTATGAACATTATAACCAATCAGCTTGTCAGGCTGTCCACCAATTAACGAAGGTGTCCATAAGACGTATTCATTGTCGCTGGCGGTAGTTGTTGTTTTCTTGAATTTTCTGATAATATTCAAATTGGTCCGTGACATCTGCCATGATGCATTTGATAGATATTCAGACTTCAAGGCTGAAATCATATCAAGCAATTTATCGGCTGTACCAAGACTTGATATACTTCCTGAGGCAATATAACCAATTTGTCCCCAATATGTTTCAACATCGGCTTCCCATGTAGCATTTGCAACTGTTGTATAAGTCAACATGCCTCTTGCTTCAAGAACACCATCACCATTTGTGTACCAGTCGTTTTCTTCATTGTTAAAAGCTCTTCCACCTTTTTTAACAAGGAAGTCCTCAATATTCCATGCAGAATCATTCAATAATTTCTGAGTCGCAATAGGTAAAGCATACATTTCTTTAATGTATATTTTCTGATCTGCAATTGTAGGCGTTGTTGTTTCTGTTCTCGATTCCACTTCACCCACAGCACCAACTGCAACACCGCCAGGAGTAGCAAGAATTTCAATACTATCACCAACACTTATTGTTTCAATATTTGACAACATACGCATAGGATTTGCGTTTGAAGCAACATCAACAATTCTCTTCAAAGTAATTGTCGGCACTGTATATCCACCATCAGGATCACTATTCACACTCATTTCATCGTAAGCAGCAGTGGAACCTGATCTTGCAAAAGCATCAAATGCTTCTATTATTTTCTTATCATGTATTTCAGTTTCACTTCCGAAATCACCGCGTTTATTATCTGCAATCATTTTATTGAGTGCATCTTTAGATTTATCATACGCTTCTAAAGTGTCATCAATTTTCTTTTCAAGTTCCGCCGTACCTTTGTTCGCCTCCATCGCTACCATTCTGGCTTCCATAGCTTCCTGATAAGCCGCATGTGCATCACCTTGAGTTTGTATCAAGTCTTTTATATCTGTAATTTCACTCATGTTATTTACCTTTCATAAGTTTTATATTATTTTCTATTATTTGTTTTAATTCAGCTAACTTAGCCAATTCAGCAGGAGCGTCACGCACCGCCATGGCCTCAGATCTTGAATATCCCGCATCACGCAGGGATTGTTCATCATCTCTTTTTGTTTGTGAATTAAGTATTTTTAAATCTTCAGGAATGCAGTTAAATGCACTCAAATCAAAATTCATATTCATTGCTTTATCTTCAACAACTGTATCTAAAAACCCATCTTCAAGTCCCTGTTCTGCTGATATCCAAGTTTCTTCATCAAGCATGTCTGCTATTTTTTCAGGTTCCAATCCGGTACGAGTTGCAAATATAGATATCATTGACTTATTGAGAACATCAAGAACATCAGCATATTTTCTCAGTTCTTTTGCATTACCAACAAGAAATGTCCAAGGTGAATGAATCAGCATATAAGCATTATTAGCTGATTTTCTTTCATCACCAGCCATCATAACGTAAGCTGCTGCACTAGCTGCCATTCCAATATTATGAGTTATAATCTTTGCTTTGCTCATATTAAGAGCGTTATAAATTGCAAAACCTTCTTCAACTGATCCGCCAGGTGAATTAACATAAACTGTTATAATTTCTGCATCCAAGTCGTTTAATTCTGATATGAATGTTTTTGAAGGAATCATATCATCCATCCAAGAAGCACCACCAATCACCCCAAAAATATTAATGGTTGCTTCTTTTTTTGCCTTGTCAAATGCCATGTCATACCATTCTTCATTCGTTCCAAGTAATTCAAGTTTCTTTCCGAAATCTGAATTGAAAAAATCCTGTTTTTTATTCTTCTTCATTTTGTATTGTCCCTTCTAGTTGAAAATTTGCCCCTGATGGTTCCCAATATTTATCGGCTGAATCATCTAAACGAGGATTAAGATCTTCTTTTTCTCTAATTTCATTACTGTTCAACGCCCCCATTTGCAATAACTTCTCATAAAACTCTGAACGTGTCTTAGTATCACCCCTAAGAAGAGCATTTGTATTAAATTTAGCATACATGGATATATTGCCCATCCAAAACCGCTTATCAATTAAATCACGCCTGATTGATTGCTCGATACGTCTTACAAGAGGATTAACACCTAAACTAACAAGTTCATTCATTAACTGTTCCATAGTTGACCATCCTTTGGCTTGTTTGGTACTTCCAAGCATATGAGGAGGTACTCCGAATATCCCCGCAATCTGTTCGTTTTGAAACTCTCTAGTTTGTAAATACTGCGCATCTTCGTTTGACATTGACAATTTTTCAATTGTTGTACCACCTTCTAAAACTCGCGGAGTTCCTAAATTTACACCAGAACCGCCAAGCTTCCAACTATCCGAAAGTCTCTTTGCTGCTTTCTGTGATAACTCTCCAGGGTAATGAATAACAAGCGGTGGAGTTGCATCATTTTTAAAAACTCTTTCACCATGAAGTTCGGCAGTTGCTGCCAATCCAATCGTTCTTTTGTTTTCGCCAATTGGTGAAATTGGCTGAACTCCATCACTTGTAGCATAAAAACAATAATGACAATCAATTCCACCAATTAATATTTTTGGTCTAGTCTGACTATTTACTTTAATGTTAATTGTAAATGCTAATCTTCCATCGCTTCTCTTTTCAATCTTACTAACTGAATCCGGTTGAATTGCAACCATTTCAATTACATCTCCGCCAAATCCACGTATAACATAACTTAAATAAAAGCCCTTATATAATAAACAGCTTGCGTTATACTTCCAATAGTCATACGCCGTCATACTCATATTCGGAGCGAACAACATCAAACTGTAAAGACTGTTATCTGTTGCAGGTAACTTTGTTGATCCTGTCTGTTCCATAATCTTACACGGTAACTGTGCAATCGTATCTGACAGAATCCTGACACAAATAAACACTGATGATACCTGACTTGATACAGATGTCTGATTTGCTAGCGCTGCCAAGTAAAGATCCCGTGTAGTTACCGTACTTTGATTTTTAATGCCAAATAACTTTTTGAAAAACATAAGCTCCTTACTTTAAAAAATGTTGTATCCCAATTGGGGTACTCTTTGCCAAGTCATCATTTTACACAGATGTT